GATCCTTCCAAGGTAACCAACAACGTCATCACTGACATCCTTGTTGAGACTGACAAGGACATCAAGGCTCACAAATACATCTACTCTGGTTATGAGAGAAGTGAGTGCGCTTTGATCGATGACAAGGCATTCGCACTCCTTACTGTTAAGGCTTCCGCATAAGACAGGAGGGCTGACACATGGCTGAGATCACAACCGAACTGATTGCCTCAGCCAGAGGATGGCTGAGAATAGCCACAACAACGAGAGACGATGAGATCAGGCAGGTCATGGAGGCCTGCCTGATTGATTTATCGATCGGAGGAGTGGCGGTCATAGATGTAGAGGACCAGGCAATCCAGCAGGCCATCAAGCTCTATCTCAAGAGCCAATTCGGATATGATGCGAATGCTGAGAGATTCGGCAAGGCCTATGAACATTTGAAGGCGGCGCTGGCATTGTGTGGTGACTACAACAAGGAGGAAGCAGAAGATGGAGAGAATGGCTGACATCGGATTGATCAAAACTACATATCAGACCGATGCCATCGGGCAACAGCTCGAAGGAGAGGAAGTGACCAGGACGCTTCTCGCCACACTCCACGGCATTTCCAGACAGGAGTGGTCAATGGCTGCACAGACCGGACTGAATCCTGAGGGAATGGCTTTTCTGAGAGATTCCGCAGACTATGAGGGCGAGGAGCTTCTTGAGCTTGAGGGAGTGAGATATTCAATATATCGCACTTATCCGACAGACGATGGTGGCATCGAGCTCTATTATCGCAAGAATATAGGGGTGAATTCATGAGCGGCACAATCATCCGGATTGATGAGCTGGGCGATGCGATCCGGAAAGAGATTGATGCCATGAATCATGAAGTCATCGAGAAATGCAACAAGGCAGCCGAGAAGGCGGCCAATGATGGTGTGAAGCAGCTGAAAGCAAGCTCTCCTGTGAGAGCGGATGGCTACAATCGCAAATATCCTCCGGGATCTTATGCGAAGAGCTGGACGAAGAAGAAAGAGGGAAATGTGCTGGGTGTGCAGGGTTACACGATCCACAATGCCAAGCACTATCAGCTCACACATCTTCTTGAGTTTGGCCACATCATCGCCGGCACCGGAAGGCGCTCCAAAGCATTTCCGCACATAGGCGCTGTCAATGACAGTGTCTCCCAGCAATTCGTCAGAGAAGTGGAGGGGATGAAGCTATGAGCTATGATCTCATCAATCTGATCCTCACGGAGCTGGGGATCGAATTTGCGTATTATCAATTTAAGAATCCGCCAAAAGGGGATAAATACATCGCCTATTTTGAGATGGGCAAGGACAGATTCCTGGCGGATGACAAGGTGTATGAGTGGCATCCGACTTTTGCGGTGGAGCTCTACACCAAGACCAAAGATCTGGAGGCGGAGGACAAGCTGATCGCACTCTTCGAGAAATACGAGATTGTGTGGTCCGGCGGAGAATCCACCTGGATCGAATCCGAGAAAATGTATCAAACAGTTTTTTATTGCTAAGGAGGTAGCACAATGGCTAATAAAATCACTTATGGCTTGAGCAATGCTCATGTATGGCCTATCACTTCCACCAGCGATGCAGGTGTGCCTACTTATGGCGACATCATCAATCTTCCTGGTGCGACAGAGCTCTCCCTCGATGCTGAGGGATCTTCTGATCCGTTTTATGCGGATGATAAGGTCTATTATCAGGGCACAGCAAACAATGGCTATTCCGGAAGCATCACTTTGGCAGATCTGCCGGATGCATTCCTTGAGACCATCATGCTGGAGACCAAGGACAAGAACGGTGCGCACATCGAGAATTCTGATGTTGAGCCTTTGGAATTCGCAATCGCATTCGAATTCAAGGGCGATGCAGCTAAGAGGAGACATCTTTTCTATCGCTGCAAGGCAACTCGTCCCTCTGTTGGATCTTCTACCAAAGAGGACAGCGTCACACCTAACACTCAGGAGCTCTCTTTCGCCGCTATGCCTAGACTTGACAACAGCAATGTCAAGGCTCGTGCAGAGGAAGGCGATGCAGCTTATGCCATCTGGTATGGTGCGACACCTTACGAGGCAGATCAGACGATCACACCTTAAAAGAGCATACTTTTGGCCAAAAGCGGCACTCCTTCGCCGGGGTGCCGCTTATTTTTCGATAGGAGGAGCGGAATGATCATTTTAATTATGGCGGCGCTGGTTGTCACTCCGATCATGGCCGCTGGAATAGCAATCAGCATCGCCGGAGCGATGCAACAGGAGGGAAATTTTTATGGTTAAGACACTAACATTCGGAGATAAGCAGGTGCAATTCTCCACATCTTTTGCGTGGGCTTTCGCATATAAAAGCCAATTCGGTGCAGATCCGGCAAAGATATTCATGCCGGCAATCAAAAAGATCATGCTTCTGGGAGCTGATAAGCCTGCAGAGAACGATGAGCAGGCAGAAGAGCAGGCCATCATCCTCTATGAGGAAATGGGATTCACAGGAATCACTCAGGTTGCCTGGGCGATGGCAAAGCTCTGTGATAAGAATCTCCCGGATCCGATCACTTGGATTCAGTCATTCGGAGATGATTTCGAGGCTCTCACCATTGTGACAGAGCTGATCCCGGATGCGATCGAATCATGTTTTACATCAAAAAACTTGGAAACTCCGTCTCCGAAGGAACTCAAGGAGGAGCCGGAGGAGAAAGCGGAGAAATAACAATCGACAAGATTCTTGTGGCAGGTCTCTCCAGAGGCCTGCGGATGCAAGATACTGAATATATGACACTCGGCATGTGGGTGGACTACATCATCGAGTGGAATGAGATGCACAAGGATTCCGGAAAGGTAGACAAAAAGACCGGTGAAAGAGTGACATCTCGAAGGGCTAATCAAGCCGATTTTGATGCATTTTAGGAGGTGAAATGAGTGGCTGGAACAATTAAAGGAATCACAATTCAGATCGGTGCTGATACCACGAAGCTGTCCAGCGCTCTGAATTCCGCCAACAGAGCAATTAAGCAGACGCAGACAGAGCTGAAAAACGTGGAGAAGGCTCTCAAGGTCAATCCCACGAATATTGATCTCTTAAGAGATAAGCAGGGGCTTCTGAATGATAAGATCGCAGACACCAAGACGAAGCTGGATGCGATGAAGCAGGCACAGGCTCAGCTTGATTCTCAGGGAGTGGATAAGAATTCCAAGGAATATCGAGAGCTCCAGACACAGATTGACCTGTGCGAGCAGGAGCTTAAGGATCTCAACAAGGAATCAAAGAATTTCGGATCAGCCGGAGCTCAGGCGGTCGCTGCAGTGGGCGAGAAGCTCAAGGATGTGGGAGCGAAGATCTCCGAGGTGGGGCAGAATCTGACCACTCATGTCACGCTTCCTCTGGTAGCTGTTGGCTCTGTCGGTGTTGCTAAGTTTGCAGAGGTTGACAGGACCATGCAGCTGACAAATGCCACCATGGGCAACACGGAAGAGCAGGCAAATCTTCTGAATCAGGCGATGAAGGATGCTGCAGCGAATTCCACCTTTGGAATGAATGATGCAGCAACAGCAACGCTGAATTTTGCTCGTGCTGGTCTTACAGCAGAGCAGGCGGCAGCAGCTCTGGCTCCTTCCATGAATCTGGCAGCAGGTGAGGGTGGAGATCTGGACACAGTATCTGCTGGACTTGTGGCCACAATCAATGGATTCCATGGAAGCTTTGATGATGCGTCCAAATATGCGGATGTTTTCGCCAATGCCTGCAATAATTCGGCATTGGATGTGGACAGCTTATCAAGCGCAATGTCTGTGGCTGCACCTATTTTCTCGGCTGCAGGTTACACAGTAAATGATGCCGCTCTCTATATGGGAGTTATGGCCAACAACGGAATCGATGCAGACAAGGCGGCTAATTCATTAAAGACCGGACTTGCAAGGCTGGTGTCTCCGGCCAAGGAAGGTGCTGAGATGATGGAGCAGCTCGGAATCTCTGTCACCAATTCTGATGGATCGATGAAGGATTCTGTGACGATCCAGAGAGAGCTTCATGATGCTTTTGGCCAGCTGTCCGAATCAGAACAGATCGCAGCGGCTTCCGCTATCTTCGGAAAGAATCAGATGGCTCCATGGCTGGCTCTCATCAATTCGGCTCCTGGTGATGTTTCAGAGCTCTCCAAGGCATTGGAGACAGAAGGCACAACAGCAGAGATGTCCCAGGCGATGATGTCCGGATTCGGTGGATCCATTGAGAAGCTCAAGAGCTCCATCGATGTTGCGGCAACATCCCTGGGCGAAGCTTTGGCTCCTACGATCCAGAAGGTAGCCGATGCCATTCAGAAGGCTGTGGATTGGTTCAACAGCTTATCTGATGAGCAGAAGGAAATGATTGCAAAGGTCGGACTTGTGGTGGCTGCCATCGGTCCGCTTTTGATTATTGTGGGCAAGGTCATCTCTCTGATCGGCACGATCATGACCTTGGCTCCGGCACTTGGCACAGCAATCTCTGTGATGACAGGTCCGATTGGACTTGTGATCGCTGCCATTGCGGCGGTCATCGCAATCGGTGTGGCTCTATATAAGAATTGGGACACCATCAAGGCGAAAGCTGAGGAGATCGGCAATGCCATCAAAGAGAAGTGGGAGAACATGAAGAAGGCTGTCTCTGAGAAGGTCACAGCCATGAGGGAAGCGGTCACTCAAAAATGGAATGACATGAAATCAGCGATTGCCAATTCCGCAATAGGTCAGACGGTTGGCACCGTATGGCAGGCGGCAAGGGACACCATGAGCGAGAAGCTCAACAATATGCGCACGGCTTATGACCAGCACGGCGGAGGATTGAAGGGTGCTGTTGCGGCTACCATGGAGGGCATCAAAGGCTACTATACAGCCGGATTCACTTTCGTGGATAACTTGACCGGCGGAAAGCTCTCTAATGTGCTGAACACAGTCAAGACCAAGATGGAAGATGTGAAAAACAATGTCTCTGAGAAGCTTGAGAATGTAAAGGCTCACTTCAATGAGAAGCTCTCTGCAGCTCTCTCGACAGCGACAACAAAATTCACGAGCATCAAGACCAACGTGCAGACCAAGATGGACGATGTCAAGAATGATGTCAGCACCAAGCTTGAGAATGTGAAAACATTCTTTTCAACGAAGATGGCCACGGCGGCCAGCACGGTCTCCACGAAGATGGTTGAGATCAAGGGGCATTTCCAGAATAAGATGGAGGATGCCAAGACAAATGTGAGCCAGAAGCTCGAATCAATCAAGGGATTTTTCTCTGAGAAGCTCGGCTCTATCGCAAGCACGGTGTCATCCAAGATGCAGGAGATCAAAAACAGCTTTACATCGAAGATCCAGGAGGCGCATGATACCATCTCCGGAATCATCGAGAAGATCAAGAAGCTTTTCGATATTAGCTTGAAGCTGGACATCAAGCTCCCTCACATCTCCGTGAGCGGTGGTGAGGCTCCTTATGGTATTGGTGGCAAAGGTTCGCTCCCTAGCTTCTCTGTGGAATGGTATGACAAAGGTGGTATTTTTGACCGCCCTTCCATCATCGGTGTAGGCGAGAAGCGTCCTGAGTTTGTTGGAGCTCTGGATGATCTGAGACAGATCGTGAGAGAGGAATCCGGTGCAGGAGCTTCCGCACAGCTTCTCGCTCAGATGGTTAGTCTTATGAGCCAGCTTGTAGATCAGGGCATGAAGCCGATCACAGTCAATCAGACCATCAATGCCAACGAGACAAGTTATTCCGAACAGCAGAAGGCAGCAGCCTATGAATTCAAACAGATTGCGAGGGCGCTGACATGAAACAGTATGAATCATTGAGATATGTCAATTCCAGAGGTGAGAGCATCACCTTTGGAATTGGCTCAAAATACCATGTGAATGTCCAGAAGGATGTCTCAGGCATCTCGGACATCACAAACACAATCTATTCCACCGGATCCATGGGACAGCACGGTGACACACTCGTGGGCAACAGAATCGAGCCTCGTGACATCGAGATCACCGGCAAGATTCAAGATCCGGACAAGGACACACAGCTGAGGCTGAGAAGAGAAGCGGTCAGGATCCTCAATCCGGATCTCCTGGGCACGCTCTACTATCAGTATGGCGATTATATCAAGAAAATCGGTGCAAAAGCCAAGGAAACTCCTCGATTTTCGCATCCGAATATCTCCGAAGAGTTTTCCATCCTCTTCCGATGCCTGGATCCATTCTGGAGAGATGAGGCAGAGGTCAGAGAAGAGGTTGCCACATGGGTTGGCGATTGGGAATTCCCTTGTGAGATTGACAAGGATGATCCGCAGGATATGATCTTCGGGCATCATGAGGAATCCGTCATCGTAACAGTTTACAATGCCGGACACATCGCCACAGGAATGCGAATTGTTTTCAGAGCTCTTGGAGAGCTCCAGAATCCTCAGCTTTTCAACGTGGCCACAAGAGAATATATGAAGCTCAACTATACGATGCAGGGCGGAGATGTGATCACAATCGACACCAGCTATGGAGCGAAGAGCATCATCCTCACCAGAAACGGTGTGGAGACCAACATCTACAGATACATGGATGTTGATTCGACATTCCTGCAGCTGGACATCGGTGACACTATATTC